AATTAAATTTTTAATTAACAGATGAAAAAATATTAGCATATTTTTCCATCTTCCAAATCAAAATTTAAAGAAAATATAGTCTATGAAATTTAAAAATTAATGGTCTGAATTTTAGGGGGCATTTCTGTTACAGAGCTTGCTAAAATTATTGTAGAAAAAGCTCAAAATTTTAGTGAAATATCAACTTTTATTGACGGTGAATCCCGCAGAATTATTGGCATAATTGATAATTGCAAATCATATAAAGAGGCTTGGAAAACATTAGCAGATTTTGAGCAAATAATCCTAGATAAAATTTTATCAAACTAATTTAACAAAAAATAAAATGCCTGATCAATTTCTACATGGTGTGGAAGTCATTGAACTTAATGACGGAGCACGCCCTATAAAAACAGTTAAATCATCAGTAATTGGACTTGTTGGCACGGCACCACAAGGTCCAGTAAATACACCAACCTTAATTCTTGGCTCAAGAGCAAAAGCAGCCGAAATCTTCGGTGAAAATAATGATACCAATAAAGACTATACCATACCAAAAGCTTTAGATGGAATATTCGATCAAGCTGGTGCAATGGTTGTTGTGATAAATGTTGCTGATCCAAGTAATCCTGCTCATTTAACAACTGGCGTTCTTGATCCTGCAAATATTATAGATGCTGATGTTGTTGGCGGAGTTGATGGAGCAACTGGTCAATATAAAGGTGTTCATGCTCTTTTATCAGCAAACACAGAGCTTGCAGTAACTCCAAGAATCTTGATCGCTCCAAATTTCACGCATGATATGCCAAGTGGGAATGCAAATCCTGTGGTTAGTGAATTACTTGGAATAGCAGAAAACCTAAGAGCGATTATTATTGCTGATCTTCCAAACACCAATGACACAGATGCAATTGATTATGTTGGTGATTTTGGATCTGCCAGAGTCTTTGCGGTTTATCCTTGGGTAAAAGTTCTTGATACGTTAGGGTCTATTGCCTCCGAACCAGCATCTGCAAGAGTAGCAGGGTTAATCGTTAAATCTGATAATGAAAGAGGATTCTGGTGGTCACCGTCAAATCTTGTTATTAATGGTATTGTTGGAATTTCTAAACCGATTGACTTCGTTCTTGGCGATGTAAATTCAAAAGCCAATTACCTCAATGAAAACAACATCACAACCATAATTCAAGAAAGCGGTTTTAGGTTATGGGGTAATAGAACTTTATCAGCTGATCCTAAATGGTCATTTCTTCAAGCTAGAAGAACAGCAGATATGATTAATGATTCTCTTCTTAAATCTCACCTTTGGGCTGTTGATAGAAATATCACCAAAACCTACATCGAGGATGTTTTGGAAGGAGTTAATAATTATCTTCGTCATTTAAAAAGTATCGGAGCAATTATTGGTGGAACTGCTTTTGCTGATCCCGAGTTAAATACTCCTGATCAAATTGCTCAAGGAAAAGTAAGTTTTGATTTTGACTTCACTCCGCCATATCCAGCAGAGCATATTACCTTTAGGTCAAAAATGACCGATGATTATTTAAGCGAAATTGTTTAACTAAATTTTAAATTAACATGATTCCAAAAATATTAAAAAACTTCAATCTCTTCATTGATGGTAGAGGTTATGCTGGCAAATGTGATGAGGTAAATCCACCAAAGCTAAATATCAAATCAGAAGAATATCGAGCTGGCGGTTTAGATGCTCCAATTCCAATTGATATGGGAATGGAAAAACTAGAAGCAAGCTTCACTTTATCCGAATATGATAAAGATGTTTTAAAACAATTTGGTCTTATCAGTGGCAATGCTGTTCAAATTACCCTTCGAGGCGCTCTACAAGATGATGAAACTACCTCTCCAATTATTATCAAACTTCGTGGCATGTATACCGAAATGGATATGGGCAAATTCTCAGCTGGAGAAAAAGGAACTCTAGCTTGCACAATTGCTTGTAGATATTACAGCCTAGAAATTGATGGAGAACAATTAATCGAAGTCGATATTGATAATATGACCAGAATTATTGGCGGTGTTGATAAGATGGTTGAAATTCGTGATGCAATAGGAATTTAAGAATAAAAATTATGCAAAATATTAAATTAAATTATCCAATTGAATCAGATGGTACAAATATCACTGATTTGAATATGAGAAGATCAAAAGTCAAAGATCGTCTTTTGGTGGCTAAAATGAAAAATTCATCTGATGAGGAAAAAGAAATCAGGCTTTTTGCAAATCTTTGTGAAGTGGCTCCAAATATTATTGAAGAGCTAGACGAATCTGATTATGCCAATTTACAAAAGGCATATATGGATTTTTTCAAATCCGAGGGAATATAAGACGGGCCATCATAATTCTCTCAAAAATCACTCATTGGCCACTTTCTGAAATTTTAGAACTAACCGAAGAAGAGTTCTGCTTATTTTTTGATGAAGCAATCTTGATACAAAAAGAAACTAATGAAATTTAATTAAATTATGCCAGCTACTAATGCATCAGTTTCAGTCTTAATTGGCGCAGAGCTTGGCAAATCATTTAAAGGTGCTTTCGGATCTGCAAATAAGCAATTATCTTCACTTGGCTCTGCTATTAAAAAAGTCACTGATAGAGCAAATCAAATTGAGGCTTTTAGAAACTCATCAAGAGCTACAAAAGAAGTATCAATTGCCTATCGTGATGCTAGACAAAAATTAGATGCTCTATCAAAAGAAATTGCGGCAACTGATAGCCCATCAAAGCAGTTACAAAATAATTTTAGAAAGGCAAAGAGGTTAGCAGATCAAACAAAGAGATCTTTCATTGATACTGCTAGCTCAACCAGACAGATGGGTAAAGCCCTGCGTTCTGGTGGAATTGATATTAAAAATTTTAACTCTGAGCAGGCAAAATTAAGCAAAAATCTCAATGTTTTAAAAAGAAGGCAATCAGCTCTACAAAATAACCAAAATGCTAAGGATAAGAATTTAAGCAATAGAGCAAATTATCGCTCCCAAATGGTTGACGCTGTTGCCCTTGGTGGAGTTTTATATTCAGCAGTCAAGCCAGCAGTAGATTTTGAATTAGCAATGGCAAAAGTTGGTGCTATCACTAACGAGGCAGCAGATAGTAAAGGATTTAAAGCTTTAACAAAACAAGCAAGAGAACTTGGCAGAACTACTCAATATACAGCAAGTCAAGCTTCGGAAGCTATGCAATTTCTTGGTATGGCCGGCCTTAATACCAATCAAATTTTAGCTGCAACTCCATCCGTATTAAATCTAGCAATTGCTGGAAATATGGATTTAGGCAGAACTGCAGATATTGCCTCAAATATTCTCACTGGCTTTAACATGGAGGCGAAAAGAACTGGTGAAGTATCTGATATTTTGGCTCAGGCAAGCAGATCAACAAATGTTAATGTTGAAATGCTTGGTCAAACCATGAAATTTATCGCTCCTGCCGCAGCGGCAGTTGGCGGCACTTTATCTGAAACTGCAACTTTGGCAGGTGTATTGGGTGACGCTGGTATTCAAGCAACAATGGCAGGAACAATGCTTAGATCAACTTATTTAAGATTAGCAGCTCCTGCAAAAGCCGGAGCAAAAGCTTTGGGTCAGATGAGAAATGAAATGGGAATCTCTGCTGAAGAAATGCCAGATGTCGCTAAAGAAGCTCTGCTTGCTCAAAAAAGATTATCCGGTCTTGGAGTTAAAATCTTTGAAAATGGCAAGATGCGTTCAATGGTTAGCATTTTAAAGGAAATGCATCATGCAACCAAAAACCTAGCCGATGATGAAAAACTATCAATAATTAAAGATATTTTTGGTACTAGATCAACCGCAGGAGCACTCGCTATTTTTAAATCAGTAGAAACTGGAAGATTAGACGAAGTAGAAGAAAAAATTAATAATGCTAATGGTGCAGCTAAAGAAATGGCTGATCGTTTAAAAAATACCACATCAGGAGCATTTAAAGAATTTGCTTCAGCTATTGAATCAGTTGGAATTTCTATTGGTTCAGTTCTACTTCCTGCTTTTGCGTCAATTGCTAAAACTGCTGCAAATGTTGCAGGACGAGTAAGTATTTTTGCAGAGAAATTCCCAGTTTTAACCAAATATCTTGGTTTAGCAGTTGCTGGAATGATTAGCTTTAAAGTAGCTTCTATTGGCATGGGATTTGCATTTACATTCTTAAAAGGTGGATTCCTGTCAGCTAAAGGAGCATTACTTGCTTATAAAACAGCAATGACCTTAATGAGCTTTTCTATTCCAAAAGTGATTCTTGGCATTAAGGCTCTTGGTATTGCAATAATGAGCAATCCAATTGGGCTTATTATTGGCGGAATTGCAATTGCAGCGGGACTTTTGATAGAAAATTGGCAACCAGTTGGTGAGTTTTTTAAGAATTTATTTAGCGGAGTAATTGGCTATGTCAAAAAAGCCTTTGAATGGGTTAGTAAATTATTAAAACCGCT